CAAGATGCGCGACGCGCCGGTGTGGGTCAACACCCTCACCCACCTTCTCTCGCGTGTCATCTCTCTCGCGGCGTGCGCCGTGGCCACCCCGCTGGTACCGCGCTTCGTCATCGAGTGGGCGCGTGCCGAGCGGGTCCGCATCAGCGACCTGGTGGCCATGATTGTCGAGGGGGCTGTGGACCTTCACAAGCGCCTCATGAAGGCGTGGCAGGCGCGCGACTACGGCGTGCTCTTCGATCCGACGGCCAACAACGAGCTGCTCTACCATGCCACGCGGCTGTGCGCTTCTGCTGACCGTGATCTGCCGTACACGGCTGGGACCACGAACCAGCGCCTCATCAAGGTGCAGCGTGAGGGGCATCTGCGCGACGCGGCCGCCAAGCTCGAGCAGGTCGCCAAGGACCTGCCCGGCGGCCCTGAGTGGCAAGCGCACATGGCGGCTTTCCGTGAGGTCACCAAGCGGCTGGCCGCCTTCCGTGCCAACAACTACAACGGCTCCCGTGTTCGCCCGTACAACATCCTCTTGGTGGGGGACGTCGGGCAGGGCAAGACCACCGTCTACAAGACGGCGATTCGCGCTTTCATGGGTGCCGCGGGCATGGAGTACGACCCGGGCATGGTGTACGTGGGCGAGTGCACCCGCGAGTTCCACGATGGCTACCACGAGTACGACAGTGTCGTGGTTTTTGACGAGATGGGCGCCGTGGCACCGCCGCAGGCTGGTACGGGTGGAGGCATCTTCAGCAACATCCTCAGCGCGATCGGCGAGGCGCCGGCTTTGGTGCCGACGGCCAGCGCCGGTCAGATCGGCGCCACCTACTGGAGCCAGCAGATGACCGTCATGACGTCCAACGACTCGACGGGCGGCGCACAGGTGGCCCTTCGCCAGCCGGCTGCCTTCTACCGGCGCCTGGCGCACCGGGTGACCGTGACGGCTGTCAAGGAGTGGCGCAAGAACGACGGTACGCTCGACTTCGTCAAGGAGAAGAGGTCGGGCCCGTCTGCCGCCGCGTTCAAGCTCGTGGTGGAGCACTGCCGCATCAAGGGGGCGCGCGCGGAGTGGGTGGTTGTGGGCACGTTCCACAGCACCCAGGAGTACTACAACTTCGTGCGCAGCGAGGCCGTGCAGTTCCTGCAGAACTCCGACACCGGCGCGGCTCTCGAGGACGCCTACTACAAGCAGATGGAGGCCGGCTTCAAGCCCCAAGGCGCTGGGCAGGCCGTGCAGCAAGCCACTGACGTGCAGGCCGTGCCGACGGGGCTCAGCTTGACGTACCCGGTGCGGCGTACCCTGGACGTGCTGCCGTGGCGCCGCATGCTCCCGCCGGTGGATTCCGGCTGGACATCGCAGGCGCAGGCAGCGGCGCTTTGGGCAGCGCTCAGCATGGCCATTTTCACCTACAGCACTGGGCACAGCGCCTTGGCCGCGAGTCTGGCCATGATGCTGCTCATGGGCGTGTGGGCGTGGATCAACTACTGGGCCGCCGCCCTCCTCAAGGCCTCGGACCTGGAGAGCGATGTGGCGGTCCTTCGGCTGTGGGTGGAGCGGCTGGGGTGGCTGCGCCGGTGGACGGCGCGCTTCCCACTCATCACCCCCGAGACGCGTGCGAGGGTCATGGCCACCCTGGGCACAGCCATGTTGGCGGCGCAGGCCGTTATCATCAAGCGCTGGGTCCAGCATGGGCCCGTTCTGGCCACAGGGGTGGCCGTGCTGGTGGTCGGTGTGTGGTGGTCGCGCCGCACCAGTTCGCCCGCCACGACGGACGTCAAGGCCAGTGTCACTTCCCAGACCAAGGTCCCGGTGAGCGTCTACAGCGACATTGTCGATCGCACCAAGGCCCACCCGACCACTCAGGCCGTCGAGATCAAGCGGGTGGTGTCACTGGCCGTCATCGAGCACGGCATCTCGCCGTCAGAGTGGGCGGAGCGCGTGGCCAGTCCCAATGTGCGCACGGTCACGTCGCGGGCCATGCTCCCGCTGATCACCGACCTCTCCCACCGAGAGTCGCTCTTCAAGGCGCTCACCAGGGCCACCATCATCGTGGAGTTCCGGACCAACAATCGGTGGAGGCTGGGCGTGGCCACCGCGATCGGCGGCCAGTACTACCTCACCGCTGGCCACTTCTTCTGGGGTGAGTCGGCCGTCACGGTGCAAGGCGTCGGGCGCGACGCCGCTGAGCTGGGCATGTTCCGGCGGTACGACGTCCTGGAGCGCGGCATTGGGTACGTGGAGATCCCAGGCCGCGATGCGGCGGTCATGCGCCTCAACCTCCCGCACCGTGGCGCCCTGCACCGCTTCTTCCCAGCTGATGCCCCAGATGGGTGCGCCATGGGGGGTGCGCTCATGCGCCCACGCAAGACCGGCGACCGGCAGATCACCTGGGAGCCGGACGTGGCGCTGCGCGGCGACCCGTGGGCCAAGGTGCGGCGCACTTTCGCCGACAGGCCGGATGCGCTGCTCTCGCAAGTGGCCGTGACGGACCGCACTTTTGAAGACGGCTGCTCCGGCGCACCGGCGTTGCTCACCGCGGGTGGTGGCGTGATGGTGATCGGGCCCGTGTCGGGCAATTTCATCAAGCAAGGCGAGACCCACGGTGACATCGAGGTCACTACCAGGTCAGAGCTGGCCGCGGCGGTGGCTCTTTTGGAGGGGCACCGCCCGGGCTGGGCTCCGCCTGGCCTGGAGACCAGTGAGGCCTACGCTACGGGGCTCGATCGCGTGCCGCCGACCATCGAGAGCAAGAAGAGCTGGATCCAGGGGCTCGAGCCCCAGTTCCACTTGGGGGGGGCCGTCCTCGGCGGCTGCAAGGACCGCGTACTGCCACGCAATACCTTCTACTTCTCAACCATCTACCGGGAGTGGCAGCCGCTGCGCGACTTCGTCGACAAGCACGGCGGCGACAACTTCGCCGTCCCGACTCATCGGCCGTTCCTCACGGTGCTGCCGGATGGCACCGTCAAGTGGGTCGACCCCAGCGTCATCAAGGCGGAGGCGCTGTCAGCGGGTTACGCCAACTACCCGCAGTCGGTCTGCGACAATGCCCTGCGCGGCTACCTTGCCGCTTTCCCGCTTGAGCTTGCGGGTGCCCTCCGCCCTCTGACGGCGCAGGAGGCCATTTTCGGCACCACCAAGTACTACAAGGGCTTTGACCTGCAGCGGGCGGCGGGCCATGTGGGCGGGGAGCCCGGCGGCATCAAGGCAGACTGGGCCAGGGCACACGACCAGTGGGTGCACCCGCGGCTGCTGGCGGAGATCGACGACATCTTTGCCGCGTTCGACGCCGGTCACCCCTACGCGCCGCATGTGGTGGCCACCCCCAAGGGCGAGCAACTCAAGGTGGCCAAGGTGCTGAGCGGCAAGTCGCGCCAGGTCTGGCCCATGCAGATGGCGTTTCTGTGTGTGCAAGCCATGTGCCTGGCCCCGCTCATGGCGGCGTTCCACAGCCTGCCGCGCAACATCACGAGGTGTGCCACGGGGCTGAACGCGGCCGACCCGGTCCAGTGGCGCGACTGGAAGCTGTGGATCCGCAGCAAGGCGCCGGACGGCGTGACGTGCGATCTCGACAAGTGGGAGTTCGACTCGTTACGGCGCCTCCAGAACCGCGAGCTTCTGGCCCGCTTCTTCGCCGAGCTGGCTGTGCGTGCCAAGTACCCGCAGCAGTGGGTGCGGCGTGTCTACTACGCCATGCTGTCTGGCGCCTACTCCATCGCCTTCATTCAGGGGGTGGTCATCTGGCTCTGGCAGGGCCGTGCGTCCGGCGAGCTCTTCACGGACGCTTTCAACTCGGTCGACAACGAGCTAGACGCGCGCGCCACGTACGAGCTCTGCGCCATGTCCACCGCCGAACGCAGCGCGGTGGACTACCTGCTCACCCCGAGCTACGATGAGGCCGTGGCGTCCGGCAACCTCGGCGACGACACCGAGTTCTCCGTGGCCCCCGAGGCGCGCGGGTACTACAACCGCGACGCCATCGCCGCGATGATGGCCCCCCTCGGTGAGCGCATCACGGCCGCCAGCAAGGAAGCCGGCGCCCCGCTGTGGGTTCCGGCTGACCAGGCGGAGTTCCTCAAGCGTACCGTCGGGCCAGGGTGGCGCGCGCCGCTGGCCACGACCTCGATCGTCAAGTCGCTGCGGCTGATGCGCAAGTCCCAGCAGCGGTCTGAGCAGCAGGTGGCGCACGACTGCTACCTCACGGCGCAGCGCGAGTGTTTCATGCATGGCCGTGAGCTGTTTGACGAGCTGCAGCGCGCCATGCCGCCGCACGGGTGGCGCGACGGCCAAGACCGCACCTGGCAGCTGCCGTTCCTCAACTACGACGAGTTGGAACGGGAGCACACGGAGCGGCGCATGAGGTGGCCGGAGGCGGGCGCTGGCTACGACGCGGCAGCCGACGATGCTGAGCCTACGGACGTTGAGGCCACCACCACGGCCGCTGAGATCCTCGCCGGCGCCGCGGTGCCGGCTGCCCACGGCATCGTCGCCCGGTTCTTCGTGGGGCTCATCCAAGGCTTCACTTGGCCCATCGGCGCGTTCGTTGGCATCCAGTCGTACATCGGCGCCCTGGCCGGCGTCGTCGGTCTCGGCTGGGAGGTGTGGGCGGGCGTGCTGATGGGCATCCTGTGGCCGTTTTGGCTGCCGCAGGGTCTCCGCGTGGTGTACAATGTCTACGTCCACGCCCCCGTCATCGCGGTGTTCCGTGAGCGTGACGTCCCCAACGCCGTGGCCACGTCGGCGGAGCTCAATGGCACCGTCATTCTCGGGGACCCGGCCGCGCCGCCGGCCGGCAAGCAGGCCACCGCTGTACAGGACTACGAGCAGGTGGCGGCGGTGAGCGGTGACACGCCGGTGGTTCCCGCACCGCACCCGGTCGGGGCCATGGACGACTTCCTCCGCCGTCCCATCATCATCGACGCGTTCACCATCACGGCGGCTCTGGGCAACACGTCCGGTCACCTCGAGATCATCCAGCCGTTTGCTCTGTGGGCCACGTCCACGACCGTCAATCGCCGCCTGGCCAACTGCTACTACGGCGAGGGGGTGGTGCTGCGCATCCAGATCCAGGTGGCTGCCACAGTCCAGCACAAGGGCGGGATTCTGGTGGGTCTCATCCCGGCCTACGGGGCGTGGAGCAACAACCCGGGTGTCCGCCAGGCGTCGCAGCTGGCCCAGATGCACGGCGCTCTGATCTCGCTCAGTGGGCCGACCGTCACCGAGTTCGAGTTTCCGGTGTTGGAGCAGACCGAGCGCATCGTCCTGTCGGAGTGCCAGTACACCGGCTACCTGGCCATCAGCCTCATCGATCACCTCAAGCACTGCACCATGGCCACGGCCCCCAGCATCACCTTGACCATACGCGCCTACCTTGACCGCGGCACGTTCTACTCGCCGACGGACCTGTCTCCAGCGTCCGTCACTTCCAAGGAGCTGTCGCCGGGTGGCATCATCTCTCGCCCGGCGAGCATCGTCGCCCGGGCCGCTGGCGTGCTGTCCGAGATCCCGGCCATCAGCTGGCTGGCCACGCCGGTTAGCATGGTGGCCGGCATGGTGTCCAATGTCGCGGCGGCGCTTGGTTTCGGCAGGCCCAACGACCGCGGGCCGCCGACGAGGTACGTCGACATGCCTGGCATCGACTTCGGCCTGGGCGTCGGGGCCGACCCAAACGCCTTCGCCGGGTGGGACGACGCTGCAGCCGTGGGCCAGTCCCCCGCCGTGTGCGGCTGGGGCACAGAGGACGAGATGTCCTTCGAGTCGCTCGGTGCGCGCTGGCACATGGTCTACGGCAGCTCTCCGCTCGCCGCGGGGGGGGGGGAGTGGCTCGACGGTTCTCAAGGCGCCGGGGCTGCTGGCCAGTGCATCGGCATGATCCCGGTCACCCCCTTCTGCGTGGACCATGGGGCTGACTCAGCGGCGTCGTCGAATCTCAGCCCTTTCGGCCACGCCGCGGCCATGTACCAGTTCTGGCGCGTGGAGAGCTACGAGTACCGCATCGTCGTTCTGGCGGGGTCGCTTGACAGCGGCCGGTTGCGTATCTCGTTCCTGCCGGAGAACGGCACCGCGGCCATTCCGGGGCTGGACAACGGTGCGCGGTACACTACCCTCATCGACCTCAGTGAGGCCAAGGAGGTCACCGTTCGCATCAACCACCACCATCGCAACACCGTGATGCTTACCCCGAGGGACACCAGCGTGCTGCCTGCTACGACGTACAGCAGCACGCTCCCGAGTCACCTGCAGTACGCCATGGGTGTCATCATGCTGCACATCGATGCGGTGCTCTCCAGCGGCCAGCTCACTACCAATGTGGGCGTCAAGGTGTTCGTCCGCTTCAAGGGGTGCCACTGCAGCACGCCGTTCAACGGCTTCATCTGGAATGCCATCTGCACCTCCAAGGAGATGGTCCCGGGCGTCTCGACCATCGACAAGGTGCTCTTCTCCTCGGGGGACTCTGCCGCGTCGATCCGCCCAGCCATGCAGCGCTACTGTCTGCATTCGTCGTACCGCATCCTCAAGCAGACAACCACCGGCACGGAGTGGTGCCAGCTGTGGAGCCTACCGGTCCGAGACTGGGTCAACCCAGCCTACGTCCCATTCCATGAGGGCACCGGCAACCCGCGGTTCTGCAAGGAGCGCTGGCAGACCCCGTTCAACTGGATGTCGACGTGCTACTCCGGGTTGCGCGGCGGAATGAAGTACCGCGTGACCCCAGATCTGCTCTCCAACGCAGGGGCCGAGCAGGCGTCGGTCAACTGGATGTGGATGGGCACCGACGGCACGATGGTGAGCCAAGGTGTGCTGGCCGCGAGCGGTGCTGACAGTGTGGTCACGTGTGCCAACTACACCAACAGTTCACTCACGGGGGCGTACACCTCCGCCCTGTCGGTGCCCTACTACACCGGCTTTGCGTTCTTCTCACAAGGCAACACCACAGCCCCTCATGGGCTGGTGGGCCTCACCGTCCCGTGGCGCGCCTGCATGCCGTGGCAGTACACGGGGTACGCCGCCTCGAGGGTCGGGCGCGACGCGGTCAAGGATGACAGCGCCGCGTCGGCGCTGACGTCGGACGAGGTGTTCTACGTCATGGTCGAGGGGCGCGACAACCAGACCAGTACCACCAACATCGGCGTCACCTTCAACATGTGGCAGGCGACTGGCGACGACCTGGTCATGGGCCGGTTCGTGTGCACGCCCATCATCTCGGCCCACGCGTGGCCCAACGAGCAGCTGCCGGCGTGAGTGCGTGTGGGGGGAGAGGGGGAGAGAGAGGAAGAGAGAGAGAGAGAGAGTGGGAGAGAGAGGGAGAGAGAAGAAGTTTTTCTTATTCCGGGCCCTGAGTTTTTCTGGGGTGATCAGTGTAGCCACCAGTTTTCAAGGACTTCCCGGCATCAAGATTGCTGTGGGTTCAGGAGGCCGAAAGGCCGCTGTGAGGGGTTTGAGATTCAGGTAGTTGGAGCGGGTGGCGGACCAGGCCAACTCGGGTTGATAACGAAGCAGCGGGACTTTTGCGGATCCTGTCCCAGGTGCTCAAAGTGCACCAACCGAGCCGCGCGGTGAATCGCGGCGTTTTTCTTGATGGAGCATCTTGCTCTGTTTGCCAAAAAAAAAAA